CAGAGCGAGAAGATGTACACCCGGTTGCTCGACATGCACGACAAGATTGATAGCAAGTTCGCCGGCATCGAGGGCAAGTTTGACGAAATTCTCACCGAGGTAAAGAGACGGCCATGAGCACTGATCCCGTAAAGATGAAACGGTTGCGCGGCGTGACGCTGGAGTTGCTGTACACGCGCCACACTGAACAGGCCAGCCGCTATGACGGCGTGGCGCTGTGGAGCGCGCTGGTGCGCCTGGGCATCGACCTGGGGCAGAACGACATGCTCACCGTGCTGCAGGACATGCAGGAGCGCGGCTACGTGACGTTCCACGCGGAGAAGAACAAGCTGACCAACCGCATGGCCATCTCGCAGGTGCAGATTGCTCCGCGCGGTCGCGACCTGATTGAAGAGACGATCACAGACCCAGCCGTGACGGTGTAGCCCATGCCCAAGCCTAGAGCTAAGACCGGAGAGCGCCGCGTAGTGAATCAGCCGCTCATCATTGACCGCCTGCCCGTTGAGGTGCATGACGAGATTTGCCGTCTGCACAATAGTGACGGTAAGTCGTATGAGGTGATATCTCAACGCTCAGCGCTGCCGCTGGATCGCGGTGGCTTTGTACCCTGGGCAACACTGAGCGACGACGTGCTGAAACTCTTTCCGAAGAAGGAGCTTGCCGCTTCTACGCTGCATCGTTGGTATGACCTACGTGTCGCCCAGGTGCGGCGCGACACGTTGGCACGTTCAGACCAGGCGCGCAAACTAGCGGTCCAGTTCGCCAAGTCATCATTAGTGAATGCCAATGACGCAGTTATCAATGCGGCCCGCGATATCTTCTTCGGCGTGCTGGCTGAGGACGGTACAGCGACCAGCAAAGTGAAGGCGGCAAGCAAGCTGGTGGAGTTGGGCGCGCTGATGCAGAAGGCGAAGACCAACGAGATCCGCGAGCGCAAGGTGGCCGTCGATGAGCAGACGCTCACGATGAAGCTTGACCTGGTGAAGAAGAAGACGGGCGAGCTGCTGCGGACCATCGAAGGCGAGGAAGGCAAGCCGGCCGCCGCGCTCACGCGCGAGGAGCTGCTTGGCAAGGTGCGCGAAATCTATGGTGTCGCCTAGCCACAACGCTCTCCTGGTATTCCTCTGCTCCATCCTGCTGCCCTACCAACAGAAGTGGGTGAAGGACAAGTCGCCGCTGCGCATCTGGAACAAGGCGCGTCAGATCGGTTTCAGTTTCATCGCCACCTTCGACGCCATGCTCGACATGGTGGAGCACAAGACGCTCTGGATCATCCTCTCGCGCGGGCAGCGCCAGTCGAACGAACTGGCGGTGAAGGCAGCGGAGCACATCGAGGCGTTCAGTGCGATCGAGCAGAACGCGCGCGGCTCCGAGTTCCACGAAGAAGAGCATTGGGGATTCGTGGACGGCGTGGAGATAAAGCAGAGCGTCATCCATCTGCCATCGAATCGCTCGCGCGCCGTCTTCTTGCCGGCGAACCCTGACACCGCACGCGGCTACACCGGCAACGTGCTGGCCGACGAGTTCGCGCTGCATAAACAGGCGAAGCAAATTTACGCGGCCGTCTTTCCGTCGTTGACGCGCGGCTACCGTCTCAGCATCGGCTCCACGCCATTCGGAGAGTCCGGCATGTTCTGGGAACTCTTCACGAAGACCAACGGATTTTCGAAGCATCAGACGACTATCTACGAAGCGGTGGAGCAGGGCCTGCAGGCTGACATTGAAATGCTGCGCGGCGGCTGCACCGATGACGATATCTGGGAGCAGGAGTACTGCTGCAAGTTCATCTCCGACGCGACGAGCTGGATCACCTGGGAGCAGATCACCGATGCGGAGTCGACGGGCGCGAGCGTCGAGCTGCCGGAGTACTTCATCCCCACGGGCGAGCTTTACCTGGGCGGCGATATAGGCCGGCACAAGGATCTGACGGTGCTGTGCCTGCTGGAGAAGATCGGCGATGTGTATTGGGTACGCGCCATCATCCGGATGCGCGGCGTGACCTTCAAGGTGCAGCGCGAGAAGATCGAGTGGCTGATGGAGACCTACCGCATCCGTCGCTACTGCCAGGACGCCACAGGCCTGGGCATGCAGCTCGCCGAAGAGATCACCACCAAGTTTGGTGAGAGCCGCTCAGAGGGTGTCACCTTCACTGGCCTGGTCAAGGAAGACATGGCGGTGCGCACCAGGCGCATGTACGAAGACAAGAAACTGCGCACGCCAGATGAGCGCGCCTTTCGCTCCGCAGTCCACGCCGTGCGGCGCACTACGACGCAGGCCGGCCACATCCGCTTCGACGCGGCCCGCACCGATGCTGGCCACGCTGACGAGTTCTGGGCGCTCTCCCTGGCTCTGCTGGCGGCAGATGGTTCGCCGTGCGTCGTGGGCATGACGCAGAGCAATCGCCCGACTATCAAACACCAATTGAGGGGTTTCTAAGATGGCATCCAACGTCTCCACTATCACCGTTCCTCCCATCCCGCCGAATGCTGAGCTGGTCACACAGGTTGCGCTGACGCAGGCGCTCTATGCGCAGTACCGCAATGCGACGGCATTTAGCGGGACCAACGATCCCACTACCATCTGGCACGCTATGTCGCGCAACGACCCCAATGCCATGATCTTCTACCGCGAGCTGGAGGACAAAGACGATGACGTCTCCGGCGCGCTGGATGAGCTGAAGCTCTCCGTTGTGGAACGCAACTGGGACTTGAAGCCTGGTGATAGTAGCCAGGCTGCGCTCAAGGCGAAGGATGAGATGTTGGAGCAGCTCAACCGCATCGACATAGACAGCTTTTCCGATGCGCTGCTGGATGCCGCGCCCTACGGCTTCTGGGTGGGCGAGATCATGATGGATAGCAGCATGGGGCAGGCGAGGCTGCTTTCGGTCGAGGACTGTCCCCAGGAGCTATTCCTCTTCGGCGATAGGTTCAAGCCGCAGACCGGTCCGCTGCAGCTGCTGGAGTCGCCTTACTCTTCCAACGGCACGCTGGTGCCGGAGGAGAAGTTCCTCATCTTCACCTATCGCGGTCGCTCGCGCAGCCGCATGGGACGGCCGCAGTTGAAGAGTTGCTTCTGGCTCTCCTGGTTCAAACGCCAGTCGCTGGGCATGTGGCTGAAGTGCGCGGAGAAGAACCGCGGAACTGCGATTTCCCGCTATGCAGACAGCGCCTCGGAGGAGGAGCGCCAATTCGCTATCGAATGCGCCGATGCCATCGCCAACTCCTCGGCGATCGCCGTGCCGGAGAGTTTCAAGCTCGAGCTGGAGTTATTGAAGTCCGGCAATACAGAAAAGTCGGATGTCTACGAGAAGCTGTACGACAAGTGCCAGTACTCGATTGCTCGCGTCATCAAGGGCGAAACGCTGACGAGCTTTGGCAGTGAAGGCGGCAAGGGCGGCACACAGCGCGGGGGCAAGACGCATAGCGAGACGTTCGAGAAGCGCAGCGTGTCGCTGGCGAAGAAGGCCGCGCGCATTATCAACCTGCAGCTCATCCAGCGGCTTCATCTTTGGAACTACGGCCCGGATGTTCCGGCGCCTGTCTTTGGCTGGGATGTGGAAGAGATCAAGGACATGGCGGCGGTGGGCGCGAACATCCGCACGGCGCAGGGCGTGGGCATTCCAGTGCCGCAGCGGTGGGCGATGCAACAGCTCGGCATCCCGGCCTGTCCGAAAGACGATGTAGTGCTGGTGCCGAATACGGCGATCGCGCCGGTGGCACCGCCCCCATCGGTATTCAGCGAGCGCGCCGATGCGCAGCGACTGGTGGACGCCAACTACTCGGCGCTGGATTCTCTCACCGCGCAGATGCGCGCCGATTCGCTGAATCTGTTCGCAACGCGCACGGCCGAGATCGTGAGCGGCCTGGAACGCGGCGTGGTGAAGGAATAGCTTGATCCACGCCGACCATAACGTCCAGTTGCGCCTGGCGAACACTATCGCGCAGCACCTGGCAGCGGCCAACATCCTCGGCCGCCGCCACGTCCTGCACGAGGTCCATCAGAAGACGAATCGCATTCTGCCGCTGGCTACCACGTCGCGGAAGATCTACACCTTCGCGGACGACACGCTGCGCGGCGGCTTCAGCACGAACGTGCCGCCGACGGGCGCTGTCGATTATCTGCGCGGCCTGACTCCGGTCACCAGGGACACCTTCGACGGTCTGACGGCGCAGTATCGCAAGGACGCCTTCACCATCGCCGGTACCAGCGACGTGCGCCTGATCGCCGCCATCCGCGACGAGATGGCGAAGGTCACCGCTGACGGCGGCACGAAGCAGGATTTTGAGAAGGCCGCCAACAAGCTGACATCTGATGCCGGCGTGGAGCAGCTCAACATCTTCACGCTGGACACGGCGTTCGATACGGCCATCCACAACGCCTACTCGCTGGGCCGCTACGAGCAGATGACGGACGACGCCGTCAAGGAGGTGCTGCCCTACTGGCAGTACATGACCGTGGGCGATCTGCGCGTGCGGCCAGAGCACGCCTGCCTGGATTACTTCGTCGCGCGCGCTGATGATCCGGTGTGGATGAAGATCTATCCACCCAATGGATACAACTGCCGCTGCATCGTGATCTGCCTGCTGTTGTCAGAGGCGATGTTGATACCGGGATACGACGAGCCGGGCTACGCCAGGCTTCCGTTGCTGGCGATGGAGAAGGTTCCGCAGACAGGATTCGGAAAGCCCTTCAGGGTGGCCTGATGCGCAATCTATACGCAATAGGAAGGGACGCGCACTGAAAGATGGGTACCCCGGCTAATCTTCATCTCGTGCCAAGTCCTCTTGAAACTCAGTGGGTCGAACTCTTCCGCGCCGGCAACTACGGGGCGAAAGGTGTGTACACCAAGGCGGACGTCGCCGGCATCGTGGCCAACTACAATCCCACCTTCCACGAAGCGCCCGCCTGCATCGGTCATCCGGCCGATAATATGCCCGCCTACGGCTGGGTTGCGGCGCTCAAGGATGATGCTGGCACGCTGTTGGCGAAGTTCAAAGACGTGGTGCCGGCCTTCGGCGAGGCGGTGCAGCAACGCCGCTTTCCCAAGCGTTCGGTGGCGTTCTACAAGACGCCCCAGGGTTTATCTCTGCGTCACGTCGCCTTCCTGGGCGCACTGCCTCCAGAGGTAAAAGGCTTAGCGGATGTCAAATTTGCAGATAACGGTGAGGTGACTGAGGTCATCTTCCAGGAGGAACCAACAATGCCGGCAGAACTCGATACTGAAAAAGTTGCAAGCAGCCTTTGGGAGAAGATCAAATCTCTCGTCCCCGCCGCCAGCGCCACAACCACCCCGCAATTCAGCGAGGCTGATAACAAGGCCGCTATCGACGCCGCTGTAGAGGCCGCGATGAAGCCGATCCGCGAGGCCGAGACCAAGCGCCTGACTGAGTTCGCCGAAGCCGAGAAGAAGTTGAAGCTTACCGCACATTCCACCCGCGCTGCTGAGGCCATTGCCAAGGTGAAGGCCGCTGGCGCCTGGGTTCCTGCGTTCGACAAGCAGGGACTGCCCGCGATCTTCTCCGAGCTGGCGAAGGTGACCGAGACGGTGGAGTTCAGCGAGGGCGAAGGCGATAAAAAGGTGACGGTCCAGAAGACGCCGCTGGAGCTGCTGGTTACGTTCATGGAGGGCTTGAAGAAGATCGTGCCCGATGGCCGCCTGGTCACGCTCTCCGAGTCCACCACCACGCGGAAGAAGACGGCCGCGAACGCCGACCCCAACTCCGATCAGCTCAACGAACTGACCAAGAAGTACATGGTCGACAACAAGGTCGAGTTCGCCGAGGCTCTCAGCAAGGTCGCATCCGAGCATCCCGAGTTGACCGTCGCTGGTGGAGCAACGGCAGGCGTCGTCTAGTTTTATCGGGCGCGGGGACCGCACGTCTCGCGCCCGAATGCAGCACCAATTCAGGTTGTAGCCGGTACGCCGGCAGAGAGTGAGAAGTGAGATGGCACAAGCATTGGATGGCCCGGTCGGAACCAACCGGATTCGCGCTTACAACGGCCCTGCAGGCACCGGCTACGGCCTGGCGGTCGCGCAGGGTGCGGATGACAACTCAGTCGTTCTGCCCGCTGCTGGACATCGCTGCCTGGGCATCACGGTAGAGCCCGACACCAACCTCACCGGACTGCTCGGCGTGGCTCGTGATGGCGAAGTCCCTGCCATCATCGGCGCTGCCGTCGAAGCCGACCAGGATCTGATCGCAGACGCTGCCGGCCGGCTGGTTCCGTCCGTCACCGATGGCGACCAGGTAATCGCCCGCGCCATCACCAGCGGCGCGGCTCTCGGCGACGAGATCATCGTCGAAATCACCAAGTTTGTGAAGTAAAGCAGCCTGGCAAAAAAGCTTTTGAAGTAAAGAAGCACGAACAAAATTTCAAGGAAGCAGGTAAACCGATATGCCGCCTTTTGTTCCTTCAGCTGGTATTGGCGTTCTCAATGTGGCCCTCTCGAATTTCATGAAGGCGGTCATGACGGGTACGTCGATTTGCAACCGGCTCGCACCGCCTGTCCCGGTTGGGCAGCGTTCTTTCCAGTACCTGCAATTGGGTAAGGAGAGCCGCCGCCTGGTTCAGACCACGCGCACTCCTGGCGGCCGTCCGCGCCAGAGCAAGATGAGCTGGTCGACTGACAACTACGTTGTCAAGTCGCACGCGCTCAGCACCGACATCACGCGCGAGGCCGGGGACAACGCCGCTCTGCTGAACTTCAACGCGAAGCAGGGCGCGGTCAAGCAGCTCACCAACCAGATCACGCTGCGGCGTGAGGCTGACGTGCGCGACATGATCGTCAACAACGCCACGAACACGGAAGCGTACACCACAGGCACCTCGCAGTGGAGCGACTTCACCGGCCACTCGCACCCCATCTCGGACGTGCGCCTGGCTCGCCTGCAGGTGAAGAAGGCTGCCGGCGTCGATCCGACCTTCCTGGTCGTCGGCCCCGACGTGCTGGAGGCTCTGGGGCAGCACCCTGACCTGATCGAGCGCTTCAAGTACACCAACGCTGATGGCAGTCTGACCATCGACCAGATCAGCAAGGTGCTCGGCGTGAACGTGGTCGAGGGCAACCTGGTCGCGGCAGACGGCAACGACGTGGGCGACTGGCTGTGGAAGCAGCTGGCCGTGCTGGCGTATGTGGCTCCGGTCACTTCGCAGGAAGATATCAGCGCCCTGAAGACGTTCGTGCTGGATGCC